CACCAATAACCGGGAAATCCTACAAATGTAAAATCAGCACCATTCGATGATGTGAATACCTCACCACCGATTCCTATAATATGTATTATTTGCCCATTTACTGATGTACATATATCTCTATATGCTGTGGAGTCTATATTCATAGAATGCATGGCATAACCGCTATCATATGAAATATATATATTTCTGATATATTCTAATGATATAATTGTTTTACCGCCATTAGTAATATTAACATTACTCCATTTTTTTTTATTATCACTTGTAAAAATAAGTTTTCTAGCATACCATGAATTACCAAAATCATTAGAATTATAAATACTATTATAATTCGTTATTGCCAATATATGGGAACCATTTGATGACATAGATAATCCAATAAAATCGAGAACACCCTCCTTATTAACCCATGTATTACCGTAATCATATGACATAAATACACCACCATTCGTCGAATAAATTACTATAAATGATGCATCGTATGAAAAATCAAAATAATAAAATAAATAAGGAAAATTAGCTGCGTTCCATGTATTACCATAGTCTAAGGAAATATATACAAAACCACTAGGGTTTAACGCCATTTGAAACTTATAATCATACGAAAGCTTTATTGATTGTAATCCTACATTAATGTTTGTATAAACTTCCCATGTATCCCATATATTTTTAGAAATATATTTTTTTTGAGTGCCGAGAGGGGTAACAACAAAACAGTATTGAATAAATCCATCGAATGACATGTATATATACTGTGGTGAATTAACGCCAAAACTTTTAGCCACAAATGTCAAACCATAATCAGTCGAAACATGCAGATTATTGCCTTGTGCTAATGTCACATATTTACCATTAGATGATACGCTAAAAACGTTAGATAACAATGGTACAATACTCCATGTATTACCAAAATCGTCGGATCTCTGTAATCTAGAATATATATAACAATATATATATTTACCATTTGCCGAAATTTTTATGACGCTATCAAGACTAACCCCATTAACTGTTATTAAGTTATTATTTTTAGTCCATATATTTCCAGCATCAACTGATGTATATAATTCAGTATCAGTTAATGCTAGTTGAAATCGACCATCATCTGATATACAACAACTTCTCCAAACTTTATTATCATTCAGTTCGGTTAATTTCAACCATTCAACGCCTTGATTAGCCGATTTATAAATGTTACCACTATCAATTAATGCATATAAAATATTGCAATTATTATCCATTACATGGTCTGACCATCTTTCATGTAAATTATTGGCAACCCATGTATTATTTATCCCATCCGAATAATAAATATCGCCGGCATTTCCCGATATTATTTTCTTAACACCGTCAGATCTGCAAATTTTAATAGTATCTAAGTTTACGCCGTTTTTTACGGTTTCCATAGTCCAATTGATTCCATAATTCGTCGAATGAAATACATATGTATTAGATTGAATTGCTGATTGGAATTGGCCGCTGTTTGACATGGATATATATTTCCATTCTCCTAAAGACGCAGACTGAGTCCAATTATTCCCATAATCACTTGAAACATATATATAATCATTTAACGAAACGGCTGATTGATATTGGCCGTTTCCCGAAATAGAAGTCGATATCCATTGTTTGTTTAAGCCTCTAGATAACCATGATTTTCCATAATCTGATGAAATATATAAAGTATCATTTATAGTAGATGCTATTTGATATTGCCCTGTATACCTAGAAACAGATATTGATTGCCATTCTCTATCAGAATCTTTGGGTGACCAATTTTCCCCGTAATTATCTGATGTATAAATTTGCCCTCCTTTAACAATTGCCGTTTGATATTTAGCATCATCTGTCATGGAAACAGATTTCCAATTTCTAATAAATTCTCTGATGTACCATATTTGACCGCCATTATTTGAAGTGTATATGTTTCCATTTGTAGCAACGGTCGTTATTGTCAGTCCATCTGTCGATATATCTAATGATGTCCATTTAATAGGGTATAAAAATGTTAGTTTGTTTTTATCTTCGGATATCCATGGTGAGTCGAATGTAATATTATCATTTTTTTCCAAGTCACTAAAGGAATCATTTATAACACCCAAATCTAAAATCAAATTGGTATTTAATTGAGCATTAATTTTTATTGTATTATTAATATTATTTAAATTAGGAAATGCTTTATTAAATGGTAAACGCGTACAAATGGTTGAATTCATATCTTTTTTTACTTTAATGATTAATTTGGAATTATCTATTAATGACGGCGTTGATTTCATTGATGTTATTACGCAATGTTTTGAAATATTCGATGTTAAATTTAAACCGTCAGGACCTGCTAATATATTTATATTATTATCGATTACCAGCTTAAATGTACCTTCTATGAAAATGTTTATATAAAATATTTTTTTAACTGAATCATATAAGAATATCTTATCACTTGTATCTGTATATATAAAATCTTTTTGCTGTTTTAACAAGGCTAAAAGTTTGTTGTTTACTTCATATGCCATATTAAATGGAGTGTAGTTATTCGAATTTGTAATTTGAAATAAATATGTATATTTTTTAAATACCTTATTTACAAGGTCCCCAATAATGAATATTATGGTTATAGTATTATTATTACTAGTGATGTTTAATACACCATTGGGCCAATTAATAGGACTGCCGAAAATAGATGACCTAAATTGTGTCGATTCAGTTAATCCTAATTGTTGAGAAAATGCATTGTAATTCAATATATAACTAATATCATTTCCTATTAAATTCCTAGAAATAATGGTTTTATCCAATATATCATTATTGAGTAAATAATCATTAGTATTATTTATATACGATACAACAAATCCTTGATATTTTGAAGGATTTTGATTATATATCATTTCATGGTCAGTATCGTCTGAATTATTTAATTTTATACTGGCTCCTTTAAATTGACCCGTGATATAAATATTATTGGAATGTGCATCAATACTGCTAATGTAACAAGCATCATCCGTGCCCGATGTAGTTGCGATATTAGATCTATATTGTAACACGCCCGTTTTACTGTAGCTTGCTAAAAAAGCATTTGTATTAGGACCTGAATTTAATAAATCTTTAGCTCTAACATATCCATTTATATCATTAAATCTTAAATTGCTTTTATAATCACCTGTTAATATTACGTCATCATTATTTGAAATACTTATTTTTGTATTTTTAAACGATTCAATATCTTCATATATATTAACACACCAATTTAATGTTATACCGTCTGTTATATTATAATGCGCAACAAATAAGTTATTTATTAGGCCGACATTATCTAATGTTATATATGTATTTTGGTCGTAAAAACATAATGGGTTTGATTGATAAAATCCAGAAATAGCCATAATTGAATTTGATATAGTTATTTGAATATTTGAATCAAAATTACTACCGCAAATTCTGACTGAATTATTAATATATCCATTTTTGTTAAATTCTATAACAGCTAAATTTTGTAACCCATTTAATATAATTTCATCATTATCAACAATTGTAGGAAAGACTCGTTTTATTATAGCATTTTCTCTATATTCAATTCCTATAAAAACATTACTACTTCTATTATTAAACGCCAAACTTCTAACTGTACTATCCGTTATTGTCGTATTAATCCAATTAAGTACGCCATTAAATGAGTATTGTAATAGAAAAATATTAGTTCCGTTATTTACATATACGGTCTTACATTCTCGCTGTAGTTCGTCTGTTTTATTATATATATATAAATTTCTCGAAAATGTTCCAGTTAAATAAATTAGTTGAGATTCTTCATCTATACTTAATAAGGTAGGATTTTCGGCTTTTTCTATACCTTCTATAATTAAACACCATTGGAATTGACCATCTATGCTATATTTAGCCAAAAATGATGATATATTACTATTAGAAGCAACATTCGTTGCTAAAGTATTATCTGAGTTGTAGAAAGAAAGTGAAAATGATGAAAAAACGCCTGTAATGAAAATATCAGAATCAGATACATCAAATTGTATATCAGTGTCATTTAAAACACCTCCTATACGAAAACGCATCTGGAATTCCTGTTCAAGGGAATATCTTGCTATAAATAAATCAGCCATACCTAAATTGTATAATTGCTTATTCGATGAAGAACCCGTTTGATTCTTTAAATCAATGTTATTATAATATACGCCAGAGACGAATAAAAAAGAATTTTTTGTAATAGTTTTTGTATTAAAAATATTGTTATTTGATGCGATTATACTGTGATTATATATATTCCCATTATTAAAATTAGTAGCTTGTATTTTACCGAGTTTGATTTCATTATCGTCGATAACCAATATATCAGTCTTAGTATCTGTGAAAGTTTTAGTAGTAATTGACATGGAGGCGTTATCGTTATTGATGTTATAAAAAGTATTTGGTATTTTTGTGTATATTACATCCATTTTTGATACTCTCTTTATAGGTTTGTTGAATGTATAAGTAAAACTCGATGTGCCTTGAGTATTGATATCTCTATCATCGGAATTTATTAAGATAAGTTGTTTATCTTCAAGAGAATCACCTTTTTTTAAATGATTAAGTGTTGCCATTTAAATATGGTTATATATATAACAATAGTTAAATTTTATATAGATTTAATAACCTATAAATAAAAAACATTTGCATACAATTGAAACATACATCAATATAATTAATGATATTGTAATAAATAATTAATTATATTTATATAATGTAATAATGTCATTAGTTTATAAAACTGGAGGTCGATATTATCGAATAAAAAAAAATAAAGAAAATGGAAAAACATATGGTGATGTATCCAGAATTTCATGTGCTGAATATGATAACGCAACTAATCCTAATATAGGTAAAATTAAACCTAAAAACGGCGATAAAGTAATAATTATTACTAAACCATATCACCTATATAACTGCATAACAGGTATAGTTAAAGACGTATTAACAAGACGAGAAACGCATACAAGAGGTCATAAAGTTCGTATTATATCTGATAATAAAATGCATATAGGTAGAGTTCTTAAAATATTAAACTAAAATTAAACTAAAAATATTTAGTTTAATATAAGATGATTGTAGGGAAATTTAAAAAAGATAATTCGCTTAGTAAAAGACAAATTGAGTCCAGTCGAATTGTAAATAAATATCCTGATAGAATTCCAATTATTGTTGAAGTAAGTTGCAAAAATAATGAGATAGCATTAGATAAATACAAATATTTAGTACCACACGATTTGGTGCTATCTCAGTTTATATTTGTTATTCGAAAAAGAATTAAGTTGTCACCCGAGACCGCATTGTTTATTCTAATTAATAATACGATGCAGGCCGCAACATCAACAATGGGAATGATTTATAAAGAACATAAAGATAAGGATGGATTTTTATATGCGGTTATATCTCTAGAGAATACATTCGGCAATACAAAAAAATGAATAAATTACTGTATTTAAATTCATTACGAAATCTTGGGAGACAAACGTCAGAGAAATATGCCAGAGGGAAAGAATCCAAAAAAAAATAAGCCTAAATTGACAGTGGATGTACCCAGCATCAAAGAGGAAACCGCTAATGAACGGCAATTCGAGAATATGATTGATGGAATGAAATATGGACAATCTATTGAGTTGGCCTCATCACATCATAATAATTCGGGTGAAAATAAGATATCACCATTTTTTCCTTTTTGCCCGTGCCATACAAAAAACAAGGGGATAGTATTATTTCATAAGCATCATTGGTCTTGTACTACTGCTATGCTATTGGGTATAATTCAAATTCCGCCCCATATGATATTATGCAATGATACCGTCGTTATGAGTGAATGGATTACACTATTAAAATGGCCCATGATTGTGCGAATAACATCTATTACGAAGAAACTATATGAATCTAATGATGCAAATTTTTCAACAATTGAATCCTTGTTGAAAACATTGTATGATATAATAGTGATATATAATTACAGTAAGGTTGAATGTACAGCGAAAAGATTTACTATTAATTTTAGTAGGAGAATTTATAATAAAGGTATAAATGGGTATCACGGCCCTATTATTAAATTTCATTAATATACTGCACCCTCATGTGTTTGAAATATTTGTCAGCCATATCTTTATTTTTTGTTATATTTTTTGTGATAACTTTTATTGTTGATAGTAATAACTTCGGATATTATGCTTAAAAATTTTAGATATTTTATTATACAGACTAATTATTTTTTTCTTACTTTTTTCGTTTAAATTAAGGAATTTAATTTCATCTAACGTTACCCATTGAATTTCTTCTACTTCTGACTGGTTATTAGTTTCGAACTTAATAGATGGCTCCCATGTGCTATTTTTGTTTAAATACGCAATATAATAAATGCTGGTATAAATTACATCATCATCTTTATTAATAGATTTTACTGGTTTTTCATCCCATAGCAACGAATATTTATCAGTATAAATACCAGTTTCTTCTTCAAGTTCTCTTATCGCGCAATTAATATCCAATTCATTCGAATTAGGATTACCTTTGGGGATTTCCCACGGGGTCACAGAATTAGAACTACTATTTATAAGTCTACGTAATCGTTTTCCATTATCTTTCATAAATATAGCTTCAAATTTTGCTTTTTTTCGAAAAAAACATTTCATGTGTTTTATATGATTTTCGTCATTTGTATCATAATATTTTTCGGGGTCGCATAACCATAATCTATACCACATATTATTAAATTTCAAACTTAATATATCGATTTTTTCGTTGAATGTCATATTATTGAATAAATATTGTAATTGTTTATTGTTGTATTTTTTATAGTATCCGAATATAAAATTAAAATAATGATAAGTAAATCGTTTTTTAACCATCAATATTTCCATTTGATTGTTTTTATTATTATTATATCGACATAATGCAATCCCATATGATGTTTTATAAACAACATTCGTCATATTTTTTATATTTATAAATATTTGTATTTAATAAGAATACTCCATCCATATTTCCTCGCGTGGATTTAACACTAAAGGGAATTCTATATATCTTACGCATGGTATATTATATTTAGGTTTTATATACTTTTTATAATACTGACTCCAGTATATTTTATTTAATACTTGTATTTTTGAATCAGTCGAAGATTGAACTTTTATATGATCTAGCAATTGAACTACTTGAAAACTAGTTATTATTTCTATTATCATTATAGGAGCGAAATTTTCCATTGATTTTTTAATTATTTGTAAAATTTTATCATACGAGCACAGTAAATCTATTATTACTGATTTATTTGCGGAAAGATATTCATGTAATTTTAATAATATATCAGGATCTAAATTATCTGATATTGTCTCAATTATGGTTTTACATTCGTGTTCCCATTTACGCTTTATTTTCTTAGATAGAGTTGTTTTTCCACACGAAGGCGAACCCGTTATAATTATAGTATATTTATCTGATTTAGGTAGTTGATTAATTTCGTCGATAATTATAGGGACTTTTGTTTTATTATCTAATAGTTTTTCCTTACTAGCTTTATTTAGCATATTTGGACACCAACTCCATTCATAAAATTTCATATCATTCATAAAAAACTTCTCTGGTGTTGTGAAATTAATTTCTAAATTGTGAGCAAATGCCCTATCGGCGCAATCTTTATCTTTTTTAGCCTTTCTCCCGGCTCTATTGCCAATAACGAGAGATAATTTTTTGTTGATTGTTTTTTTTTGTTTTTTATACAATAAACGTAAAATATTCCATGTGCCTGTAAATGGTTTACTATACTTATTTCGCGATGTTGAGAATAATACTATAACAGGACATTTAATGGCTTTATGAAATGTTTCAAAGGTGCATTTTATATTATCTATATTAGGAGAATTAAATGAATCAATTACTATAATAGAACCTCCATTATTATTAATGAATGATATTTTATCATTTATTAAGTTGAAGTTATATATATAATTTAATGACTTGTCGATTTTATCCACTTTTTTAACTATAGTTCCTATAAAACTGAAAATTGATATTGTAGGTGAAAATCCAAAATCCTCAGAAATAAAACAATCTACAGTGTCTATTAATTTCCACATTTAATACATTAAAATGATTATAACGGTTAAAATAAAATTGCCAAAAAATTAGTATAAACTGAAAAAATTGAATTTATTATAATTTGATTAAATATTGCAAGTATCGCTCTGAGATGTCCGACGAAAAGTCAATGAGTGATGTAAACGCTAACATAATGGCGGTAGTTTCGCCTATAGCTGATAGCTGTGCGATACAAATATCGGCTAATATTTCGGCGTCGAGTATGCCACGAGTTCTCATATTAACCCTCGATATCAGTGGTAGTATGGGTGGAGCCCCTATAGAAGGTGGTAAATATGGACTAATAAAAGCGTTAAGGGGTGCTATCGCATCTTTCGATAATATAGTAGTAATATTATATAATCATAATATTACTATCTATGATATCGATAAAAAAAATATAGAATATGTCATAAATCAACTTGAGCGTGTAAGAGCTGATGGTTATACTGATTTCATTAAACTTTTCGCGGCTATTACAGCTAAAAAGAATTATTATAAAGATAAATATATCTGTTTCGTCGATATTACGGTTAGTATATTTACCGATGGTCAACATACTACTGGGGCGTATCATGGTAAAAGTTTATTGAGTCATTTTGAAGATTTTGAAAAATCTATGCATGATTCTGATATTAAGGCGGCGGGTGGAAATATAACTGTTAGGTCTCTAGGATATAGCCGTCAAAACGACGTAGATATGCTTGCCAAATTAGCAAAGTCAGGCCTTACAGAGGGTGAATATAAATACGAATCTGATCCACACAAAATTGCTGAGATGATGAAACCCGGTGAATTATTTGATAATTCCCATGCTAAAATAATAATAGTTAGCCCCGATAGTACGCGTACTGAAATTCCTATTGAACTGGTAAATAATAGCCAAAATGTATGTGAAACATCATATTCACATACTGGATGTATTTTCGTTCCACAGGGATTATTGAATGACGGTGATAAAATGTTTCTGGAATGTGATGGAACTAAGCAGGAAATATTATTCTGTATTAATAATGATATTTCTATCACTGAGCGTGTGAGCTTCGTATCTCATTATTGTCGTGTTACACTATCAGCAATAACAAATAATATAGTATCTAATAATGGAAGTCTTCCTTCATCTAAAAAAAGTTTACAAGATTTAGATGAATTTATTGAAACTATATGGCTTTTGGTTCAAAGAACTAAGAATAGGAGCATAAGACAGAGTTTATTACCAGAACTTAAGGTTATTAAGGATCAGATAAAAGATATATGTGATATGGTATGTAATTCAATAAAGAAGACTTTATCCAATGAAGATAAATCAAGACTATTGAGTACATCATATGCACTCAAAAATAAGAGATTCGGTAGTATGCTTACTGAGAGATCAATAGCCAATGCGGCTAAACTTATAGTAGCCGATAAACAAATATCAGATATAGTGGGCAAAATAGACTATAGTAAATTTCATATAGATGAACCTAGTTCTTGTTATATTACATTATCATCGTGGGTTGAGTTACTCGAACAAGGTGATATACTTTGCATGTCGGGATTTATGGGTCGTAGTGAGACAGCTATAGTAGATCCTACTAAGATAAATATTAAAACTATATATCCGCTTACTTGTAATATGGCGCTTAGTGTATTTCAGGAAACACTAATTGCAAAATTAGGCAATAACGACCAAGTACATGCTGAACAAATACATGGAGGATTTTCGTTTACCTTTAATAAGCGAAACCAATCAGGCGTTTTGACTGCTCTATCAAATCAAACAATAAATTTTGTTACACCGAGGTACATATGTGAAGAACATTGGTCAATCGCTAAGCTTCTAGCTCCTCGCATTTTCGGATGGATGGCGACATTAGACTGGGCTGGGTATGAATTTAAACAGATGAAGACAATACCTTTTTCAATAGTAAAGTATATGATTGAAGAGTTGCGTAAGGGAGTTTCGGAATCCAACATTCAAATGTTTTTCGATGCATCCAGAGTTGCATGGCAAATAATACAAGACTATAATATGAAGAGTATCGCGGGTGATTTAAATAAGTGGATTCAGAGTCCATTGTACAGAAAGGGTCGTGATATCAGTGATATATCAATATTCTTAGTGAAGTTGTTATTTCAACCAGAAAAACGCGCGCTTGATAACTCTTTTTGGCTGAGCGTAGTAGAAGAGATACATAGAAGGAGTCTATTGAAACATTCACGTGAGCTAGGGACATCTGCTTATAATATAAATAATATAACTGCATTACATAATATCGAGCCATTTATATCAAAGCCGGATAATAATAATCAGCTCGAGATTTCTGATAGATTAATAGAGCTATTGGGGGTTGATAATGATGCCGGTGTAAATACCAAAAAGTCTGAAAAGACCGAAGAGACTAAGGCAAAGTCTGAAATAAAGTTTGATTCTAGGACTTTTGAACTAACTGATGATATGATGACTCCAGTTATTGATAGTCTGAATGAGTGCAAGAATCATATTGACTTTATGTTTATAATTAAAACATTGTATGAATGGATGCAGCCTATTGATATGAGTAGTTTATATGAAAACCTAGATGGAAATTACGGAATCATAACACCGTATATTATTGGCGCATTTTCAGGATTGCGTTTCACGAAGGGTGATATTAATTCATTGGGTTGCTGTAATCGTAATTTATACGCTATGTTTATACAGAATAATAATAGTATACAACACGATAAGCGCCGGGATTCTGTAGAAAATAACACGTACGTAGATCCTTTTGGCGATTCGTATAATGAAATAGTTCAGCGCATGGTTGAAAGCTACATCAGAGATAAACAGGCTAGTCTAACTAGCAATATTCAGCGAAATATAAATTCACAATACGCTGAAATATTTAGTAGAACTGACGATATAGTTACAGCTGCTTCACTTATTTTCGACGTGTGCTCTAATATGGGGTGTCCGGCATTTAAAGCATTTTATATAGAATTACAAAGAGGTGATCCTAACACTCCGTTATTTATTGACAAGTTGTCATTATTAATTGAAGGTGAGTATAATGGGGTAAGATTGTATAAAGATAAACATAATATGCATTTTAAATGGTCTCCATCATATGCAAATCTAACTTTATTTATTAACTCTTATAAGAAGATTATTATTAGTCAACAAAGAGACTATACTATGATAATGGATGACTGGCTCGATATATGCAGATGGAAGCAGTCGCAGGATAATGGCACTATGATATTAAGAGATCGTGAATTGCCTAAAAAAACTCGCCGTACTTACCGCACGTATAAAGAGGCAAGAGGCAGAACATAATAAAGTTTATTTAATAAAGTTTATTAAATAATATTTTTTTTTGATATAATATAATTAATTTTATTGATATGCAAAAAACTAGACAACACGGCGGTGCAATTGTTGATGGATTTGAAATTCCCGATGATGAATACAATAAGGCATTTGAACGCCAACAACAATATGACGCACGCGAACTCGAACAACAGCATAACGACACATTTGAACAAGTTGCATCGCCTTATGTGGAAACTCAACTAAACAGCAATGATGATCAAATAAATTCTGATTTAGAGTACGCTCAGCAATTGCAAGCAGAAGAAACTCTGCGACTACAAAAGCTGCAACAGCAACAGCAACAGCAACAGCAACAGCAACAGCAACAGCTGCAACAGCAACAGAAACAGCTGCAACAGCAACAGCAACAGCTGCAACAGCAACAGAAACAACAAGAAAGAGAAAAACTTAAAAAGGAACAAGAAGAAATTGCCGTTGAGAGAAAAAAAATAACCGACGCCCGAAATAATTTAAATACGGAAAAAAAACTATATGATATAGAAAAAGAAAACCGTCTAAGATTATTAGGTCTTAGATTAGTTTCAGATTTTCCAGACTTATATAGATATAGAGTAGAAGATAAAATAAATGAACTAATTAAGAAGGAATTAACAAAGGAAACTACAGCAAAAAATACTAAATCAGATAATGAAATGATGCAATTAGTTAAATCACTCATTAAAAAGACAACTAGCGAAAAGAAATCGAAAAAGAATTCGAAAAAGAATTCGAAAAAGAAATCAAAGAAGAAGTCGAAAAAGAAGTCGAAAAAGAAGTCGATCAAAAAGAAATAACAATCTATAAAAAATAAGTATATATTTTACATATCAATCACACCAAGAATTCCCACAATATCCACAAAGAATCATTAAAGAAACGCCTTCGTCTAATCCTCTATTATATAATCTTTCAGTAGTACATTGATTTCGTTTGCATTTTTTACAATGATATAATTCAGAATACTTAATTTTTCGTTCGAGGTTGGTTCTTAGACTAATCTTATTCTCTATTTTCTCTACTAATTTAGGACATAAGTCGCGAGATGACAGATTTGCTACATCAATCGGGTTTATCGAAGTTTCAATCAATTGTTGACGTAAATGATTCGATTTAACAGGTGAATTAAGGTCGAGATTTGTTGCTAATTTATAGCATATATCGTTATATAAATCCACAAATGATTTATTGCTCCATACGCATCTTATATTATATTTTTTTGCCTTTTCAACAGCTCTATTCATACAACCACGTTCCAGGTTTTTTACTATATATGAACGGCTTAATAATGCCGGATATACGTAATTAATTATCATATTATTTATTTTTGTCTTTGTTATTCCAATTGAATTAAGTATTTTTGACAAGCGATTTCTCTTGAAATTTAAGATAATGTATTGATATTTATCCTGTATTAATTCAGTCTTTCCTAAACATTGCCCTAACATCATAATTTTACATCGTCTTATATTATTATAAGTAACATCTTGATAATATGTATCATAATCCAGTGGTTCAGAATCGGGAAACAATGTTTCGACGTGCATTGAATATTTTTTACAAATTAAGGATATATATAAATATTATTATATATTCAAATTTAAATTTGAATAAATAAACAGTGCTATACGAATGTCCGGCATCTGGGAACATATAAATAACCTAAGCGAAACATCAATAGAATTAAAACCCCAAACAAACAAACCCCAAACAAAACCCGCATCAAACAAAACCCAAAAAACAGACTGTAAAAATACCAGTTTTATAATTTGTCAAGCAGGTGTAAAGGTATCTATACAGGATTTGCAAACACTAGGAATTTATACAAAAATAATAAATTACTTTACTATTTCAGTACCTCAGATAAATTATATTAAAAAGGTTCATAATCATAAGATAAAATCAGACCATATAATATTTCCTAGATTTGGAATGTTAAAATATCTAGAATCTAATATGGTTAATTATAAACTGTTTAATGCAATAAAACCAGGCGATAAGCCTTCGACTCCATTTAAATGGACTGGGGTATTTAAACATAATCAAAAGCTAATAGCGGATAAAATGAACAAAATATTCAGCGCGGATAATATTAATAAAGGAATGGGCGGTGCTATAATAAATCTCGAAGCAGGACAAGGTAAAAGCTATTTAGCCGCTGGATTAATCCAAAATATAAATCAGCGTACTTTAGTTGTTTGTCATACTATTTCAATATTAAATCAATGGATTGAATTATTAAAGAAAGGTTATCCCAATAATAAAATAACATCATATTCAGGCGAGGGTAAAGAATATGGTGATATTGTTGTTGGCATTATAAATAGTCTATTACTAGATACATTATATACTGAAGGCCCTGTTAAACCAAGAGAATTTTTTAAGTCATTCGGCTTCGTTATTTTTGATGAAATACATTTATATAGTAGTAATGCAAGAAAACAAATATATTATAAATGTCAGTCTCAATATATGCTGGGTTTAAGTGCAACACCTGATGAAAATAAGGATGGTCTTGATAAAATCAATATATGGAATTGCGGTGATATATTAAATGCAACTGATATTCCTGGTTATAGTATAACTGATATACAATTTAATGGCGACGTTTTAGCGGTCAAATACTATGGTCATCCCGATTATACTCAAATAATATTAAATGAAACAACCGATATCATAAATCATTCAAAAATGGTAAATAATCTATGTGAAGACCCATACAGACTTTATGTTGTTATAAAATATATCTTTGAATTGCGTAATAATAACAAAAATTTATTTGTATTTGCTGATAGACGCTCTTATCTTGATACTATTAAATGTGAGTTGGAAAAATACGGAATAGCCACGCAACAAATGTTATCTGATGATGATAAAAATAAAATAATTAGCATAATGGGTGGCAGTTCATCGGAAAGCATGAATCACGCAAAAAACGCATGTAATATTATATTAACAACATATCAATATGCTGGAACGGGTCTTTCAATTGGTAGAATGGATGCTTTAATATTAGCTACTCCTAGAAAAACAAAAAGTAAACAGTATATAGGGCGCATATTTAGAATTGGTTCTAATTACGACAGTGTTCGTAAAATTATCGATATAATAGATTATACGACCCATATGAAAAGCCAATATTATTTAAGAAAAAAATATTATGATGAAAAGAAATATCCCATAACTAAAGTAGATATTAAATGGCAAGAAATTAGTGATGAAATGAAAAAAATTAAGTTGGAGTTTAGCAAATTAAACCCCGTCAAAAATATCGATAGCACCGGTGATAAATGTAATGTGAATGATACGAGTCTTAGAGATAGCATAAATAATTTAAAAAAACTATTAGATTCGTCTTAAGCTAAAAGAATATAAAGATAAATTGTATTATAAAATATAATAATATTTTTTTAATCATGGATAAAACTCCGACAATATGTTTAAATATGATAGTTAAAAACGAAAGCAAAATAATAACACGTCTATTAGATAATGTATATAAACTAATAGATAGCTATTGTATTTGCGATACAGGAAGTACCGATAATACAATTGAATTAATAGAATCGTATTTTAAATCAAAATCAATTCCGGGAATTATATTACAAGAACCCTTTGTGGATTTCGAATACAATAGAAATTTTGCATTGAAATCATGTTTTAATTTGACAAATATCGATTATATATTATTATTGGATGCAGATATGACTTTAACTATAAAAAATATATCCATTGCGGATTTTAAGAAAAGTTTGGTACATGATGCATATTATGTATTTCAAGGAGACCAAAATTTTTATTACAAAAATATCCGTTTAATTAAAAATAATAATAATTTTAAGTATATTGGAGTTACCCATGAAGTTTTATCACATCCAAGTGAAAAAATAACTGATGTATTTGATATTAATAACGTTTTTATAAATAATATAGGCGACGGGGGTGCTAAGACTGATAAATATACAAGAGATATAAGATTACTAAAAAAAGGACTAGAAGATGATCCGACCAATATCAGATATCTTTTTTATTTAGCAAATAGTTATAAAGATATAAATGATTATGACAATGCCATAGAAACTTATAAGAAAAGAATTGAACTTAATGGGTGGTTCGAGGAAGTATGGGTTTCGTATTTTTCAATTGGGTTATGTTATATGAAAAAGAATGATGCGGTTAATGCCATTTATTATTGGATGGAAGCTTATAATTATTTTCCGTTGAGAATAGAAAATTTATACCAGATAATTAAATATTACAGAGAAAGCGGTAAATATAACGCGGCTTATTCTTTTTATTTAATGGCTGAAAATATTAAATCTAAGCTAAATAACTTGGATTATTTGTTTTTGCATAAGGATGTATATGATTATAAATTAGATTATGAATTATCTATCGTTGGTTATTACTGCTCTGTTGATAAAAATCATTTAAGAAATAAAATTATGAATATGCTTTTATTCAGTTTACCTAATGATATATACAATAGCACATTATCTAATTATAAGTTTTATTCTTTACAATTAGATAAGCATTTCCGGTTGGGTGAAAATAATAATATATTAAAACAAATAGGACAAACTGTTTTAAATGAATTAGAGGGGTTTTATCCTAGTACCCCGTCGATATTACTAAATGGAAAAAGTATTATTATTTCTACTAGATATGTTAACTATAAAATAGAAAATAATAAATATATATATAAAGACCATATAACCAGTAAAAACATAATAACTATTATTGATATAGAAAATGAATGGAATATAAGAGATGAATATGTTCTGAATTATAATGAGGAATTCGATAACTTTTACAAGGGTCTAGAGGATATAAGATTACATGAATATAATAAAATGGTATTATTTAATGCGGTTAGGCCTCTAAATAATAAAATGGTTATAGAACATGGAATCATTGAAAATAAAAAAACAAATAGTAGTTTTTTATCAATTAAAAATCAAATGAAAACGGAAAAAAATTGGGTCATGTTTACTAGTAATAAACTAAGAATGATATATAAATGGTATCCATTGACAATCGGCTATGTTAATAATGATGAATTAATTATAGATATTGAACTACCGACGCCATGCGTTTTTAAAAATGTGAGAGGTAGTACCAATGGTATTACTATAGTCAATGAAATATGGTTTATATGTCATATAGTTAGTGATGAAAAAATACGATATTATTATCATATTTTTGTGGTACTTGACGCAAGCACTTTTCAAGTTATTAAATATAGCCCCTATTTTACATTTGCCGGATATAACATAGAATTTACATTGGGATTTATCCACCAACCAGACGACACATTTTTAATCGGATATAGTTTAATGGACGGTAGTACTAATTACATTAATATATCCAAAAATCAAATAGATGAGATATTATATACAGTATAAAAAAATAATACATATATTATATAAAAAATGGCAGGACTTATTAGAGGAAATAGAGTTAACTTACCAGGTGTTACTATCGGTGGCGGCGATGGTATTGGCGAAGAATATATAGGTACAGTGGGTCCTACAGGGCCTACTGGTCCTAGTGGAGGCCCGACTGGCCCTACCGGCCCTCCAGGTCAATGTCTCCAATGCTCAACAGGTGAAATGGGTGTCGGCGTCGGTGTTAAAGGTGATACTGGCCCTCAGGGTCTACAAGGTGTTAAAGGCGATACCGGTCCTCAGGGTCTTCAAGGTGCTGCAGGTATTGGGGTTAAAGGTGATACTGGCCCTCAGGGTCTACAAGGTGTTAAAGGCGATACCGGTCCTCAGGGTCTTCAAGGTGCTGCAGGTATTGGGGTTAAAGGTGATACTGGTTCTACCGGCCCACAGGGTCTCCAAGGGTTTCAAGGTGCTACTGGCCCTCAGGGCGTTAAAGGTGATACAGGCCCGGCGGGGAGTTCATCGAGTATTGATTTATCAACATATGTATCAAAATCAAACAATAGTATTATAAATGGAACTTTAACAACAACTGGATTTATTAAATCAGGTGCTACATCTGTGGGAACTAAAGGATTTTTAATATCAGATGGAACGGTTGATACAAATGTATATTTAACAAATACAAATGCAACAAATACTTATTTACAAAAAATAGGAGGTACATTATCTGGAATGTTAGACATGGGTTCAAATAAAATTACTAGCAGTTATACACCATTGAATAATGTAGATTTAACTAATAAAACTTATGTAGATGGATTGCATAATATATCAGTTTTTAATAATAACAATTTGACGACCATAGATACACAAACCAATGTGTGGAATATAACAACAGTAACTAATGGAAATACGCTGTCTTATGCGTATAATACGGGTACTGGTTATCTTGAATTAGTTGGTACAATAGTTCCATACGTTTATAATTTAACGTATAATATGAGTACTAACGAAATAATTAGCGGATTATTACAATGTAATAGTACAATTGATAATACAATCAATTATTATTCAGATCATAGCATTAATCCAAACCAAATTAAAGGTATAATAATGACTAACTTTATGGCTACAAATACTAATAGATTAGGATATCCAAGTGATATTACTGTGCAATCATCTTATATACGCAGAGTCGAAGTTTTATATTATATATATTTAGACGCATATGATAGTAAATATTATTACGATAATATTACTGTATCAAAAACACAACGTAATTATAATTATTATATACAATTGCCATCTGTTAGTTCCTTAATAACTGCTCTAAATACTAAATACCCTGGTACATTGCCTTCATACATTGATTTTACTATAAAGTTATCTTCTAATTCACCTCAGTTAATTTTAAATACAACTGGGTATAATTTATCACCAGGTACTAATGCGAAATTAATAGTTCAACCGGGTAATAATGCTACATTTAGAATAATTTTTAGTTCTAATTCGGCTACCGTTATGCAAATTGATTCTACATATCATGGTACAAATTGCAGATTTAATAATGCGTATACTATAGATAATAGTGTTGGATTTCTAGTAGATAATACAATTAATGGAACCACATCTGCTTATACATCAGGTGCGACGATTTACCCAACCATAACTCCATCAACAAGATTGAAATACTTTACAATTAATAGCGCGAGTCTAATTAATGGTTTAATTTATGTTAAAGACGTTACAGGGCCGCTTATTATTACACCACCTCCTAGTGGTATATTAATATACAATCCAAATGCGACAGAAGATACATTTCTAACAACGGATTATACTCAATATTATATTGTTGAAAAAACTATAGTATTAAATGTAGCGGTTTTAAAAAGGTTAGGCACTAGTTCAGAAATAAATTCTTTTTGGAATAGTGGTGATTTTAACGGTTTACCAAGTTGTTCTATATCTATATTAAATAATAAATTTGAATTAAGATTGCCTTCAGTCGGTGATTTAATCAATGCTTTAAATACTAAATATGGAATGTTGCCAACATATATTGATTTTACTATATGCGTCGCCAATAATATGCCTCAAATATTTATTTCACCAACTGGTTATAAAACATCGCCAGGTACTGAACTTCTGCCAATAGCTCAGGGGTCTAGTGAATCCTATCGCATAACATTTGGAATTGATGGTACTTCAGGAACACTTAGTCAAATAACAAATCCAGGAGCGACTGATACGTTTATATTTGGCGGTTATATAACAACCGCCAATCCTCAAAGATTATCAGCAAATGGATCGCATAACACGGTAATGCTTACACCAACAAGCACTGATACTACATGTTTATTAGGGATGTATAGGGCTAAAAGAAGTGGTTATGTAACTGGTGTAAGGTTTCAATTACAATCAGCAACGACTCAAACTATAACAGTAACTATCAGAAATGGTAAATACAATACTGCATCAACAAATACTTTAACATGTAAGGCATTTGATGTAGTTGGTTCAAATAACACATATAACTCACCAGTTTTACCATATGCAAACACACGTTTATATAATGCAGCCGGAACCTCATATTCTATTTCGGACAATACACCAACATACGTTGATTTTAATACAATTGATAATAATTTACAAGTAATAGTTGATTCGACTGGATCAAATTATTACGCAGTTGTGTGGGTTGATGTTATTTATACGTAATTATACTTATTTAAATTTGAATATATAATTATAATCTAAAAAACATGGAAGAAGTGTTAAAACATATTTCGCCTGAATGGTTGGCAATCATATACAAAGATGATACAAAAATAATGATGGATGAAATATTTAATATTCTATTGAGTGCTGAAAATATAACACCTTCTAGATGTGATTGGTTTAATTGGTGTAGGATTACTCCATTAAATGATATTAAAATTATTATTTTAGGACAGGACCCATATCCTACAAAAAATTGGGCGCATGGGTTGAGTTTTTCATGTTTAGAATCAACACCATCTTCGCTTAAAAATATTTATAAATGTCTATTACATAACAAGCTTATTAGCGAGGCGCCAAATCACGGTAATCTAACAGAATGGGCTAAACAAGGCGTATTATTATTAAACGCATCCTTAACGACTATTATAAAAAATCCAGGAGCTCATGTGAAAACATGGATTAAATTTACAGAATCAGTTATTAAAAAAATATGTCAATATCATTATGATAGAAATAGGCAATTGATTTTTATGTTATGGGGTAATTTTGCGGGTGCCTTTTCAAAAATAATAGATGGTGATTTTCATATTATATTAAAATGGATTCATCCTAGCCCTTTATCACAGGCTAATGCTGAAAAAAATAAACATTTTATATACTGTAATCATTTCTCATACGCTAATAAATTATTGTTAGAAGACGGCGAAACTCCTATTAATTGGAATATTACTCCGTTAATAAAATCCGAGTGTCAAACCAATCAACAAAAAGACCAACCGCAAAATCAAGAAAAAAAGGATATTTATAGCGACGCAAATAGTATTTTAGGAATTAGTCCATTGCATCATGTAATTTTTACAGATGGAAGTTGTAATCCAAATAATAAAAGCAAGGAGTCTAGAGCCGGTTATGCATTATGTTTTGTTTCGGGTCCAAAAATAAATACAGTAGTGTATGGTAATATAGATATTTCTGAGCATTATGCTTCCAATATAAGGGCAGAGGGATATGCTATAATTAGAGCATTGGAAATTGTATCAAATTCCGAAGAATGGAATAAGGTGACTATAGTTTCTGATTGTGAGTTTTGGATTAATATGATTGAAAATTATATGCCTAAATGGAAACAAACTACATTTTTAGAAAAAACTAATTCAGATTTGACACGACGTATGTGGAATATATACAATGATGTTTCAAAGAAATGTTGTATAAAACTCATACATGTCCGTAGTCATAATAAAGAAGGGTGGAAGTCGTTTAAACCAGGCACATTTGAAAGATTTTGTTATGATAAAAACGATTATGTCGATAAAATGTGCAGTTATGCTAGATTAAATTTAAAACCCGGTGAAGAAAAGAGTATGACCGAATAATAATATATAAAATATTTTTTTGTAATTTCAACTGTTATAAATTTATTTAAATAGTTAATATGTAATAATATATAGTAAATTGACATAATACAATGCCGAAAACAAATAACTTAGATTCTCCAAAATCTAATAGTTCTAATTCTAAGACACCAGAAAATACTGAATCGCCATTATATGAAACAAGCACTGATTCAACACATGACACGGAACAAAAAGATAAATCATCCTTATATGAATCTAGTAATTCTGGTAAATCCGATAATTCTGGTAAATCCGAATCAAATTCTATATCAAGCTGTAATGTAAAATATTACGGAGGCGAAAATTCCGATTCCAAATATTCAAGTGATAGTGATAGTGATAACGATTTTAAATATAGTAGCGATGAACATGAAGGAGGATTCGAAGACATTTTAGCCATATATGGAGGTACTGAACCTAATATAACAGAAAATCCCGCCGGTGAAAAATCCGACGATGACCATAATGCAGAAAATGATAAACCACATAAAGAAAATTCAGACGATGAAAAGTCTGGCGATGAAACCGATAAAGAAAACCCCGCAGATGAACCGCATAAAGAAAATTCAGACGATGAAAAGTCTGGTGATGAAAACAATAAAGAAAAGTCCGACAGTGAAACCGATAAAGAAAAGTCTGACGATGACAGTGAAGAAGAAAAGTCCGATAAAGAAAAGTCTGACGATGAAACTAATAAAGAAAAAAGAAAAAAGAAAAAAGAAAAAAGGGAAATAGGAAAAAAGGAAAGAGGAAAAAAGGAAAGAGGAAAAAAGGAAAAAACTGATAAAGTATCTAAAGTCGAGAGACCTGATAATATTGAAGTATCATATGCCATCGAAGAATCAGAACCCACCAAAGACCCAGACCCCGAAGTATCAGGCGGTGAATCTAAAGATAGTAGAAGTCAACACGAAATGGAATCTGCATTACGCGATTTTTTAGGTCAAAACGTATAATTTATATTTTAAAGTATACTTTAAAAGATATGTATTATATATAATACAGTATAATACGGTAAATTATGCCGACAGATTCAAAAAATACTAGTAAAAAAGAGACAGCCACCAAAAAAGACCCCATAGAAATTGCTATGGAGCAAGCATTTAAATTATGGGATGATATAAAAAAAAAGGCTACCGAGGACCCAAAATTCGTTGAAATGCCCGATAATGAAAAAATAGCCATATATCAAAAATCCGAATTTAAGGATTTTTATGTATCGCAGCCGATAGTATGTAGATATATGATTTGCATGGGTCAATTTAGCGGGAAAGCGTTTAAGCGATATTTATTAAAATGTAAATCAATGGAAGGCGTAAAGGTTAGTATTGATAAAGGCGTAGAAAACCCATCAGAAGACAGATGGATACAAAGACAAGCTGATTATATAAGATATTTATGGGAATCGTATCAAAGGCAACATTTTAATCAATCCGATGCCCAGGAAATATGGCAACAGGCTTATAAGACTTTATCTAAAGAGTTTAAAGATTTTAAAGATTTACATAAAAACATAGAAGAAAAGTTAAAATCGGAAGAAAAACTTAATAAATCAGAGTTAGTTAAAGAATTATTAAATAGAATCACATCCGAAGAACAAACACTGAATGATAATACTACAACAAATTTAATTGAAAAATTAAAAGACCAGTTAATACAACAGAGAAAAAAATCACTAATAAATCAAATAAAAACTGATGTGGAATTAGTCATCTAATCAGGGCAAAAAAAGCTATGATACAGAATATTGTTTAATATCTGGATACGTGTCCATCTGCCATCTATCATTAAAAATATCAGAAAATAATACTGCATTAAATTTAGTTTTATCATATATATTTTCTATATTATCCACGACATTATATTCTACCAATTTACCATCATCTATAACAAACTTTATCAATATATACAAAATAGATTTTGAAATATTATTTATATATATTTTTTTTGTCGCGGTTCCGTAATAACATCGTTTATTACTCGGAAATGTTGCGTTTTTATTTATATAATATGGGTGTTCTGAAACTATCTTGAAATTTCTATTGACAGGTATGTCTTCTTGAAAAACGGCATTAGTTATTATTATACTAGTCTTATAATCTATCAGCTCGCCTTCACCGTTTAATTTACGAGAACCTGAAATAAAAAACCCAATTCTTATAATTTTTTCATAATGATTAGCATATTTTCCATATCCTCTAATTTCTTTTATATATCTATAAATAAACCTAGGATCATTACTTCTTATTAGCGGAAATATAATCTCCATAATATACTGAAAAATATATAAGTATTATTTATAAATTTTATATTTTATTATTAATATAATACTTTTAGATATATTAAAACTTAAATAAAGATGGATAATATTGTTTTATATATAATTATTATCGTTCTGATTTTATATATATTAAATTCCGAATATAATACTGAATCAGATATGTCAAAAAACGGCGTATTAGTATATTGGTTCCATAGACCTGGATGCCCTCATTGTGATAATATGAAAGGCGAATGGGAAAAGGTAGAGGCCACTAAATTACCATCCAAATATAAACTAATGGCCGTTAATACAGCGTTGAAAAAAAATAGTAAATTGGCGGAAGATTTTGGCATAGAAGGAGTGCCACAAATAATAAAGGTTGTAAATAATAAAAGAATTGTCTATAAAGGTAAACGCACCGCGCCCGAAATCCTAAAGTGGATAAAATCTTAAGTGCTTCAAAAATCAAGGAATAAAAAACCGATTAAATATTACTTATTTATTATTTTTTTTTTCGTATTGGTAATATAATAAAGAATAAAACAAACGTTATCTAAAAATATAAAATGGCTGATGGTGCATTTGTAATGTTATCGAAGGGTGTATTTATAGTTGTAATGATAATTATTATTATGTATCTTGTAATGCCTGATATGTATTATAAACATGTAGATGTTTATCTTCCTAAAGATCCAAATAGTGTTGTAAGAACTGTGCAATCGAGTGATGCCCGATTTAATGAATTGTTAGAAAATTTCCACACTGAGCTGAATAAAGCTGCAGTCCAAATTAAGGATTATATGTGTAAGAATAAAAAAGGAATGCTTTTGCAGATTGATGCGTTTATTGATAGTATGTCCGATACTGAAGCAAAGCGAATATGCTCAGTAGATGGATGGAAAAATGAGAGAAAAAGAATGGATTCCGAAGCTAAAATGCAACAGTTTAACTTGTTACCTAAAGGATTATTTAACAGCTTATATGAATTATTACAGTATACTACATTAAAATATTTCTGCAAAAAAGGCATGCTACAAAAAGGTGTTCTTAAGACATATCTAAAAGATATGGTTAATGATTTATGCTCGGATTCTTCGCCGATGGTTGGATATCTTACTTATAACGGACAATATTTGATTAATACGCCGTTATCTTATGTAAAAATGTAAAACAAAAAAATATATTGTTTATATCTATCTATTTCGATTTACTAATTTATTTTGTTTGTGAAATATATAGAAATTATATAAAGATGCATATTCTTTATCTAGTTCAGATAATTTTTTACTAAAATAAGGTTTATCAGTATCAAACTTTGTGAGATAAATCCCAAAACTATCTTCGGCAACTAAATTAATTTTTTTCTTACTCATTTCTTGCTTCAGATTTTCTATATTTATTAAGCCTTCTGTATAATATTTACCTCCCGTAAATGGTAATAAAACTTCTATGTTTTGGCATGAACCCGTAAACATATCGGTTTTATATTTTTTTCGTATGGAATATATTAATGCACCATTTTCATCGTATTTATTCCATTCGCCATTTTCATCAGACTTTTCCTGCAGTAATTTAAATATTTTTAAACCATCAAATGCGGTAAATATGAAAATCCCACCAGGCTCTAATAATTTATTCAACAAATTCACAAAATTTTGCGTATTCTTTTTATTATTAACTATATAATGCAAAGCGAAATTACAAACAATAAATTGAGAACTTTCGCGCATTTCTCCCAAATTGGTTTTATAATCGCTAGTTAAATCCAGTTGTTTTATAAAAATCCTACTGTTATTTTGTAATTTTGGGTCATTACTGTTTATATATAAATATTTTCTATTTATTATTTCCGACAATGCATCAATATCTTTTTCTACCATAAGGATATTTTTAAATCCTCTTTCAATGTATTTAAATAAATCTTGACCCTGACCCGAAGCTAAATCAATAATAAAATTTTTATCAACGTGGTTTGAATTTAAATCTATTATCTGTTTCTTTACATAATTATTAAATTTTCTTACAGCTGTATATGAATTACTTGCTTCTCTGAAATACGATGTATTTTCGGGTTTATATAATAGTTCTAATGTTAATTGATTCTTATAATTCATCCAAATATTTTCGGCGTATTTAAAATAATTTCCATAGTAAGATTTTCTTTTTAAATCACTAATTCTATCATCTCTTATTTTAAATAGCTCCCATTCCTTGGCTTTTATATCGTAACTTAATTCTAATACTTTATCATTTAAACCGGGATTATCAGACCAAAATAGATACGCATATGGTTCTGAACTAGGTGAGAATTGTACAGGTATATATTTATCAAATGTTTTACCATATTTATTAACACACACATTATTAAATATTTTATCATAGCATTTAAGACGCTCGACTCCGTGTTTTCTATATTCTGTGCTTCTAATACCGCAGAATAGTAAATATAAAGTTTTCCCTTCTTTGACTTCGTATGGATATATGCCCAGCATATTTAAAGGACATGTTTTTGCGACAAAATCTATAGTCATATGAGGTTTCCATTTTGCATTATAATCGGAATTTTTAGAGATAAATATCAAACCGTCTATTTTATATTCATTTAATAACATTGTATTATAAAACTCCTTTATATCATGAATATCTTGGCTTGATTTTATATTCATAAAATGCTTATTGTATAAAAACTTGTTTCCATTTAAGTAAAAATTATTATTATCTACTATTTGTTTAAATAATTCTAGACGTATGTCAAATGGTTTAGTATGAATATCGGAAAATCCATTTACCCTATAATCTATTATATCAAAAACATAATACATATCTCTGTCGGCATCTTTAACGTATTCTGAATCTAGAATGATTCTATCAACATCTCCTATTAGGTCTGGATTAGTCTTTTCATCTGAAAATTTATGATATGTCATACCTTTATCAGTTGTATTATTTATTATATAACATTCGCCTCTCTTTGGATATATAATTATCATACTACGAACACCATCAATTTTTTCTGTAATAATAAAATCACTTATTTTAGGTAGTATATCCGTATAATATACCTTTTTATTTAATTCAACTGGACTGGCGCCGAGTTGTTTTAAACCATAATGACCATTGATAAATTTATCAATTAAGTTTGGTTTTAATATCAATGCTATATCACTTATACATTCTATGTATGTTTTTATTTCACGGATACGCGATGAAAATAAAAGCTTAATGCATTTTGATGCGCTAATAATATCAAAATTAGTTATATCTCCTATGTATTCTAATTCAACTTCAATGCGATCAGCAAATGACCAATCGTATTCTTTAAAATTGCCCACATTTATAGTACTATTAAAAATCCTGTCTCTTATTGCTTTTAATGAGTTTATAGAATTGTCATTAGTTTCTTTAATTATGGTTACATCCAATCTCCAATTCTTTAATTCTTCATGCGTAAAATTAACTGAATATCGAAACCGAAATCTTACTATATCAAATGAACCAATATCATCAGTTTCTTTTTTTTCGATATTGGCGCATAATTTATATGAAATATCGTCTGGATTTTCAGTACTGAAATATATAGGATGAAATAGAGGGGTTTTAGTATAATAGTTTTTTAATGATGTCATTTGCATACCATTCTCATACACTAATTGTTTAACGAACATACTTTCAGTTTTGGTTCGTATGAAATTAATTGTTTGCGAAATACTGGGGTTACCATATTTACAAGCCTCAATTATTTTATCGATCGGATTGTCCTGTTTATTAAACTTTATAAACGATGGTTTTTTTATACGATTGTCTAATAATAGTTTCATCTCTATTTCAATGTGAGATCCCGATGGTTTAGTTTTATCACATTCGTGTAGAAATCCTACCACATTCGATAAAAACATTTTCTCGTATAATATATAAGTCAGTTGTGTTTAATTATAATATTTACTAAATTCAAATTTCGTATTCCTAACATGCTATATCCATGAATTGTTCATTGGATTTTTGGGACACATATGTAAAAATTCTATCAATAATAGATTCGGATAAGTCATCAAGTTTAATTTGAACTCCATTTCCCTTTTCCTTTATCTTACTTCTAAATTGAGAATTATAAATTATCTGTAAAACTTCTTTTCTGTCGAGAATTGATAATTCATTAATATTGTCGAAAATAAATGTCTCTTTAAAGGGTCTTGTTATATTATTCATTGTCTAAAAAAATATATATTATATGTCATTTTATTTTTTTAATATGCTATACATCTTCCATATATCTTTATTGATTTGTACTGATGCAAAATCTGGATAGTATTTTAAAAACTCCATTATGGTCTGTAAATTCATTAAATGATTGCATAATATAGAATATAAAGCAATATAAATAGATTCATCAATAATTTCTGCGGGTTTTGACTCACCAGCCGCCATTTTAGATATATCGGATGGAATACTATCTATACATGTAATTATTGCCGTGTCATATTTATTATCTTGTCTAAATATTACACCAGTCTTAATATCTAAGATATGTTTAATATCTATTCTCGATCCTTTATTCTCTGGCTTATCTTTAGATTTTATAGGATTCATTAATTCTATGAAAAATTGATAAACCTTTTTATCAAACTTATCGCTATGAATTTCCTTTTCTGTTGCATCTATTTGAGATAGTAAATATTTTATTTCATCTTTTTGTATTTTACTTAACTCGCCTGAAATATTATAATATATGGGATTATAAACCACTGGCATAAATGGAACGGCAAGTACAGATGCCGCCGGTTGATTTATATTATAACGAACGCGTTTTACTAATACTGGCACTATATCTCCTTCTTTAAATATGGACATATTAGGTTGTATGCTTAATTGTATACCTGCATATTCCGATTTTGCATGAATGATTCCATTAGGTTCTTTTTTAATAATTTTGCATCCGTTTATTACTTCATTCGTACGGTATACAATTGCATCTACTTCAAACTGTATATTTGTCTGAGCATCGCCATCTAATGTATCTTTCATATATACATATGACCTACGAATTATCTTATTAATTTTCAGGATTAAACAAGACATATAACAAATGCCAACGAATTTATTTGCCAGTTTTTCCATAATAACAGAATCTCTATTTGATGCAAATATATCTTTAGGATCCATTATGTCCATATACGTTTCTAGTATTTTTTTGATTATCATCGTTGGGGTGATAACAGTGTGATTATTATATAATCGTTTTACTTATAATATATAATTTCAATTTTACTATAAATTTCTATTAAAATATAGCAAAAAAAAAATGAAAATTTAATAGTAATATAACTTTTTGTTGGACAAAGCTTATACAAATTTTGTGATGTCGTTTGCGAATGCTGCAAAGGGTGTACGAACGGTAAACTATTTGGCCCGCTTCATACACGCTTTGAAATTGGGGGGAGATGTCACTAAAATGAAAGTGGATCTACGACGGATCGACCCGGGTGAAGTGAGGACTATGAACCCGGTTGCTCTCTTATTGTTTGTATGCGAGAATGGAGATCGGGCCAATGCCCAAATATCTTCGTGGGCGGAATTCCTTGAAATAGGATGCGATCCCTCCAAGATGGCGGAAGAGTCCGAGGTCGTGAAATACATCATTCCGTTCTGTATGCAGACAAAGGGTTTTGATGAGTTCTTTAAAGAGTACTTCACAGCCAAGGCGCGTGAAGAACTTGGATTACAGAATGGCGGAGCGGCTGGTGTGCCCGGAGGAGCGGCTGGCGGAGCGGCTGGTGTGCCCGGAGGAGCGCCCGGAGGAGCGCCCGGAGGAGCGCCCGGAGGAGCGCCCGGAGGAGCGGCTGGAGGAGCGGCTGATGCGCCCGTAATAACTGCTTTTCAAAATCACCCCACCCGCCGGCCGTGGTGTGATGAATCCGGAGATGATTTGGATGCTGAGGAGCCGGAGGCTAAGGAGCCGGAGGCTAAGGAGCAGGAGCCTAAGGGGCCTAAGGAGGCTAAGGAGGCTAAGGAGCCTAAGGGGCCTAAGGAGGCTAAGGAGCCTAAGGAGCCTAAGGGGCCTAAGGAGGCTAAGGAGCCTAAGGAGCCTAAGGGGCCTAAGGAGGCTAAGGAGCCTAAGGAGCCTAAGGGGCCTAAGGAGGCTAAGGAGCCTAAGGAGCCTAAGGGGCCTAAGGAGCCTAAGGAGGCTAATGAGCCTAAGGGGCCGGGTGGAAAAGGTAAGGTGAAATGGAACAGGGTTTCATCGACCCGTTTGCAGTCGACTGAGCAATCAGGAGATCTACCAGTTGCTCAGCCGGTTGGTATTCAGGTTCACCGGTCAGTTCGTACTCGTTCATCTGATGGTAGGTGCCTTGAGGAGTGGTCGGGCCGTCATATAGATATGACGGACACAGAGAGGAAAGACTTTCTGGGTCTCGTCAATGGCAACCCTGTTGGATATAGAGTGGGAACCTTTGTGTATAATGGAATAAGTTATAATTGCATAACGTTGAGGCCGAACCCTGCATATGTTTACGTGCGAGAAAAAGGTCAATGGCGTATATTTTATCGGGTTGCACTTCATGCTGATTTCGAAGAGATTTCAGTAGATGAAGCGGCTCGGCAATATTGCGACGGTATACATAAGTCGGGGTATGGTAAGGACGGGGAAGACCTGAAATTGCGTATGAACCGAACTTAACTTTGGTATACATCAAGTCTGTGTTTAAGCTGGATTCGGGGCTGTAAAACTGAATTGGGTAGATGGTTGGTCTATCTTAAAGAATACAACCCGAGGAATAAACCTTGTAAAAAATTGGCACCTACTGCCGACTATCTGATAGTCATTGTAGGGCAACACTTTATTTCATAACCTCGTTGTATGAGGCATTGATATGTTTGGATTCACCACCAGTGAGTTTGAATATAAAGCGTTGTCGGTATATACCCGGGTTCTCTCGGGTATACAACTGTATTTTTTTTTTCTTAGCCCGTTTAAATGAAAATTTTAGACTAAAGATAAATATTTTATATATAAATATCGCGTATATTATTCGGAAATGATTTGTTTAAACGACATGACTATTAATATCGAAAACGTTATGTTTTTTGGAGTTGCATGGTATTTATTAAACAAATTCTTTAATTTTATATATTTTTATCAACGATATGATTGGAATTGTAATTTACTGCATTTTATGCATGCTGTAATAATTACAACAATATTAGGAACCGAGTATATGACAAACACTAATTCTAACCGTAATAATTGCTATTTTGATTTATCTATTGCATTTTTTACATATGATTTAATAAATGTTCCAATAGGGTCATTATATTTTTATCATCATATTGCATCTATTATCGGAATTACATTAATTAGGTCAAGTGAGTTAATAGACTTGGGTAAATTAGTTTTACTAACATTCGAGGTTGGTAATTTCCCTATATACATAGTTTATAGTATAATGGGATCTACTAATACATATTGGAAGAATCATCGTTTTATTAAACATATTATGATAATGGAATTAATATGGTATGTAGTTTTTAGATGTTTGATTCCTATCAAATTAGTATTAAGCATAAATTATTTGCCGTATAAAATGTTTATTATGTCGTTTGTTTTTGCATCAGTTATGTGGGTAAAGGGATTAGTAAAACAAATATTAAAACGATAATAAAAGTTAATAATTATATATATATATAATTATACATGGTCATTGAATTAGCATTAATTATAATAACTTTAATTATTTTATCAGACTTTATTAAATTCACACCTAAAAGGTGTGAAGGGTTTGATGAAATGAAGTTAGTTGAATATGAAAGAAGCAATCAGACCACGCCGCTGAGATATTGGTAATGGCTTTATAAAAAAAATAATTATTTTTTTTTGTTCATATATCTTTTAATGTTATTTTT